CCGAATGAACGTCAGCTGTTTGTGCGGCCCGATGGCATCTATATGTGGTCAGGGGGGGATGAGATTCGCAAGATCAGCTATGCGCTGGATGATGGGTTCTGGCCCAGCCTCAATAGCGCACGATTGGCCCATATCCATGCGGTCTATTATCCGAGCGTCAATGAGGTGTGGTTCTTCATCCCCTATGGTTCCAGCACCAACATGAACTACGCCATCATTTACAACGAACGCTTTGAGATATGGATGGGGCCTTATTCGGGCTTTGAGCGAGGATGCTCTGCACTGGTAGGAGACACCCCGCACGCAGGAGGGTTCGATGGCATACTCTACGACATGGTATCCACCAACGACAACGATGCTGGCAGCGCCATAGCTGCCAACTTCATCACAGGTGCCCCTGCCCCAGAAGGAGGGGATGTGCGCCTTCGCTGGCTTTACTCACGCACCTACTTCGATGAGAGTGGCGATTACGATGTGACCGTGACCCAGGAATCGGGTGGTCTGACCAGTGTCACGGGCCTGCTCAACCTGGTAGGATCGGGGTTTGTACTCGACACGGACAAGGTGGACGTAGGCAAATTAGGCAGCTTGCGCATGGTATCTGCCGACCTCGACATGAGTGGGTATGACCCACAGAGCAGTCTGCAGTTTACCAACAACAACAACAACGAAACCTTTAGGGTTCGCCATACGCATCTGCAGTATCTGCCGATAGGACGTATGCGCAAATCCAAGGCAGGAGTCTCCTAAATGATTGATGTAGGCACATTTGGCATTCCTGGTAATTTCGCAATGCCCTTCTACGATGCAGGCACCCAGCAGTATGATATGCCTGGGCTGCGAAAATACCTGCGCGGCCAGCTGCCTGCTGACCGCTACTCGTTTACGGACACACAATTAGATGACCTGATCAGTGGCAAGGGATTGCCTGGTCCTGTTGAGATGTATGACTTTCAGGCAGGCGAAGGTGGGTCTACTGGATCTACTGCGCGTACGAAGACCGCTGCAGGAACGCCAGACGTTTCTATCTTGCCTGAAGATTTTGAAGCAGATGCTGAAGATGGAGATGATGGTCCACCACCCCCAGCAGCCCCTGTTGAAGTCACTGGAGATGGAGTTACAACATCACCAGCAGCTGGTGATGTAGTTGTAGGGGGTGTGCAGCGTGACGCATCTAAGGGGCACTACGATCCCAACACAGGTCCCGTGGGCACGTTTTATGGGGCATATGGCACGCAAATAGACCGTGACACGGGGCAGATCCTGCCAGGGGGTTCGTTCACTGCGCCTCCGTATGACCCTTCAGCCGCTTTTGCGCAGCGCACGGGACCTGGTGGCGAAGCGATGGGCAGTTACAACGACTTATTCCCTGTCTACCTCTACGGAGGTGCCCCTAGCAGCGCACTGGTGGAGTTGGATCGATATGGGTTGGGCCTGGATTTCGTGCGAGAGAATCCAGCGCTATTGCAGCAGTGGTGGACCGATGTATTCAAGCCTACATACCAACGATTAGCGGCAGGACAGCCAGGGTACGAAGAGGTACCAGAAGAGGAGAAAAGTCCTTGGAACCTTGCCAATATAGTGCGCTATATGGCGAATCCACTTGAACTGCTGTTCGGCGCAGGGGGTGCAGGTCCTGTAGGCCAAGCTGCGATAGACGCTGCGACTAAATCATTTGGTGGTATAGACCCTGCGTCCATGCAGTTAGACCTGCCTCTTATGCCCGATACGTTATTAGGGCAAATCTTTGGTGGTGACACTGGAGGGTTGACGATCACGCCTGGGACCAGTGATGCCATTATCAACGCACTGGGACCCTTGCTGGTCCCTTCGGAGCAGTTCGGAGTAGACCCAGGGGCTGATCAGGCGATATTGGACAAATTAGGTCAACTCCTGGTGGGTGGGGATCAGTTTGATTTAGCGCCAGGCGTGGGTCAATCGTTAATCGACAGACTTGGCACACTGTCTGTGGGTCCAGACCAATTCGAATTGGGCACAGGGTACGACGCTTCAGGTCCCTACAATGTGGAAGACAAGCTGCTTAGTGACCTAGGCATTATCAACGTAGGACCTGACCAATTCGACATTAACGATCCTGACGCAGTAGTGGCTGCGCTGCGCGACCTGATCCCTTCGATAGAGATAGGGCCTGAGAATTTTAGCCCTGCCAATATCGCAGCGACAGTCTCACGCTTAAAGGATCTTATACCTGATGTAATGATCGATCCCACCAAGTTCTCACCCACTGACATTGACGCAACGATCAACAAGCTGATTGCCGATGTGGGCAACATACAGGTGGGTCCTGAGCAATTCTCTTTGGGCACCGATGTCACGCAGGCAGGTACTCGCACTGTCCAGGACAAGCTCTTAGCGGACATTGGCGTAGTGCAGGTCGCTCCTGGGCAGTTCGAACTGACCGACACCGACAAGGTGATCAGCAAGCTGCTCACCGATATAGGCATGGTGGAGGTTTCTCCTGGGCAGTTTGCCCTGGGCACAGACACGCAAGGGGTCACGCCAGAGCAGAAGCTGCTGCAAGACCTGGGCATTATTGCGGTGGGGCCTGAAGGGTTCCAACCTACGGACACGGCAGATATAAAAGTAAAGCTGTTAAAAGACCTTGGCATGATCACTGTCGGCGTGGGTGGCGAGGGGGGTGCGCCTGGGTTCACCCTTGATCCAGCGGCAGCAGGCATCCTGCGCGACCAGCTGGTGAGTGCGATCAATCCTCTTACGGCTGCAGACTTTGAGCGTGACCCTGACGCGATAGCTGCGACGATACGTGAGGACATCGTCAGCAGGATCGATGCGATAAATCGAACCGATATTGGGGCCGACCCTGATCAGATCACCGCACTGCTTGCCCCCTTGCTGGCCGATGTCGAAGCGCTGCCTGGTCAGGTGGAAGAAACAGCTATATCGCCCATACAGGACCTATTTGCAGGGCTGATGGAAGAGGGCAGGGCACTGCCTGAAACCTTTAGGCAGGATGTATCATCGCCCATAGCTGATATGATCGAAGGGCTGCGCACCAGCCTAACTGAGGATATTGGGGGATTCAAGGTAGGTCCTGACTTTTTAAAAACAGGCAAAAGGGAAGCAGGAGAATTGCTTGACCTGCTTTATGGTACAGGGGGCACAGGGCGTGCCGCAGGGATTGAGGGCTTTCAAGTACCTCCTGCAATCGATCAGCTGGGAGATCGCTTAGGATCTTTTGATGCGCCTGACACGCTTATGGGCAAGGTGGGATTGCTGCAAGATGCACTGGGGGCACTTGACCTGGATGCCCTTACGGCACCCCCAGGGCTGGATGCACTGGTCACCGATGTCGGACAGCTGGGCGCAGACCTTGGCGATGCAACGTCTGGCCTGGGTGTGTTCCAGGATGCGCTTGGGGCTTTCAGTCCCGAAGACCAAGCGATCATGGGTATGCTGCTGAATATGCTGGGGCCAGAGGGTATCGCCAGCCTCAGCACGCAGGAGCTATCGGGCTTAATAGAACGCTTTCGGGATATGCAGGGATCGGCGCTAACCGATGCGTTGGGCAGCTACTGGTCTGAGCCTGCAGGATACGAGCCTTGGCTGGATGCCCTTAGAAAGGGCGTGTTAGGCACCTACGGGCCGATACCCGAAATGGAGTGGGAAGGGTTATTGACTGAACTCAGCAGCGGTCTGTTGCCCAGCATTCAAGAAGCAATCGCAGAGAACCTTTATGAACATGAGCCTACCTTTGAGCGCGTTCTCGGTCGCATCGATGAACTGCAGGATTTGTTGGAGCAGTACGAGGAAGCACGTAAAGCAGGAGATGGCAAAGGAGATGGAGGTGACGATATGCCAGGCGCGGCAGGCACGACAGGGAATTGGCTGCAGACTCTGCAGACTGCTCTCACACCGAAGATCACAGACCAAAAAGAGCTAACGGCAGAGTACCTGACAGGGGAACCAGTGACAGCCAGCCTGCTGGAAGACCTGGGCGTTGCTCAAACCAAGCAGGACCAGGAGCTACTGGAGCAGCTGCAGCGGTATGGTGTGGTGCAGAGTGGCGATACGGTAGAGGCGATACCTGAACTGGAATCGCTGCAACGCAGGGAACGCATGGGCGTGTTGTCGGATGCGGCTCAGCGCATACAGACTGACCGTGATGCAGCGCTGCAACAGGGTCTTGACCTGGGCAAGACGATCACTACACGCGATCTGGGCCTGGGTGAGCTTACGGGCCTGATCGATGGAAGGGATACTTTGGGCAGCAGGCAGGCCGACCTCGACATCATAAGTGCGGTTATTGCTTCCCTTGATCCTCAGCTAAAGATAAAGGGCGATAAGGAGGAATTGTCCGAGTTGTTGCTGGAACTCATTGGAGGTACTGGTAGTGAGTGGGACAAAGCCGATTGGATTTCACGATTTAAAACTATGGTAATGGGAGATTAATCATGGCACTAGGACAAATAGCCGCACTGGCAGGTACTGAGGGGGTCAAGTATCTCCTTAACCAACGTGCAAAAGGACAGCAGGAAAGAAAACAGCAGGGGCTGGACTCTATGGCCGCGCTACAGGGCAACCTGACAGGGCAACCCCAACGACCAGGTATGGCAGGTCCTCCTGGGGGTATGATGGGCGCAGGGCAGCAGATGCTGAACGACCCACAGATTGAAAAGATGATACAGGATATGCTGTTTAAGTACCTGTTCCAAGGTGGGCAAGCACCAGGCACTCAGATGCCCAACCCACAAGGCATGATGCAGAACATCCGAGGGTAAATAATGGCAGCTTACAAAACTGATTGGATTCAGCGTTTACAGCGACTGCGCGAAACAGATCCATCCGCAGTAGAACAAATCAATGCGCGTGCTGATGAAATCTATAACGAGATCATGGCTGCTGAGACAGCTGGGTACGAAACTCCAACAGCTGTAGAGGCTGAGGCTGATCCTGGGAAGTTTGCATACTCCAGGGGTGGAGTGGACAAAACGCCTGGCGCAAGGTGGTTGGATTCGGGCAGGGAACCCCGTGCGCGTGCGCATGAGCAAGCGCTGAAGGAATACGAACGCACGATAGGCACTATGGCTGTTGCCGACCTGCCTGAAGAAGACCCCCTGACAGGCTTGCCTGAGTATACACCTGAGCTAGATCCTGATCCGAGCCTGGAAACCGAGATCGTCGCTGAAGACGAAAGGGATGAGTATCCCAGGGCAGAGGATACTACAATAGTTCCATTTAAGTCTGCTGAAGAACTCGCCCAAATGTCGCAGGCAGAGCGCATCCAATACCGCAAGGATAGGTTGAGAAGCGTGGGGGCTGGAGATCGGCTGCGCGATACTGCCACTGGATTGACTGATGAGGAATTAGCAGGCCAGATAGAGGCGCAAGAAGAAGGATGGGCAGATAAATACAAAGATATATATCGGCAGCGCCCTGCACCGAAACGTCCCACTACGCCCATTGCAGAAGCAGTTGACCAGGACACACCCGATGACCTTGAGCCATTGCCCTGGGATGACATGAAAGATTTGGAGAACCCCACCCTGCTACAGCGCTTAGGGCGCTTCGCAGGCAGTGATAAGGGCTTATCTGTATTGAGTGCCTTGGCAAAGGGTGGGCAAGCCTATATGGGTGGCAGGGCGCAGTCTGAAGCAAACAGACGTAGTGGGCAGTCTCAAGCCCGTGCGAACCTGATCAATGCGCTCAGCAGCCGCGCAGGAGCCAGGGGCGTGACCGAGAAGCCAACGATGGGCAAGCTGGGCACCCTTTTCGGGACCTTAGCTGACATTGGTGGTGGTTTGCGCGATGAGCGGACACTGGAACGTGAAAGGGACTTGAAGGAGCGCAAGCTGGCAGGCGATGAAGCAGCGCGACAAGCGACTGAAGATTACAGGAGTACGGCACTGGAAGGGCAGCAGGCAGAGAGAGCAGCAACTGCAGCCTATCGGGCAGAAAAACTGACTATTGATGAAGCGGCTGCAGAGTATAATCGTGAAGCAAAAGAATTTCAACGACAACGATTAGAGGAAGAACGTACATACCGCAGGGGTAAAGATAAGCAGGCTGAGATGCAGCGCGAAGCCACTAATCTTAGCAAATTGGCAGATTCAGCTGCATACGCAGGTGCGTTTGACACCTTCGATGAGTTTGTGCAGGCAGATCCCAGTGTACGCTCTGTCTATGAAAATTTAGATCCTGATAACCAGATGTTTGTGCAAGGCCAATTTGCAAATGCTCAGAATAGAGCGAAAAAGGATGGTCTTTCTAATGCTCGTATCACAGCTGCGCAGGAAGCAAGGAATGTTGCTGAATTAGCAGAGGAATGGGGGTATTGGGGAGAAGCGGCATCTTTGGACGAAGCGCTTGCTGCGAACTCCGAGCTAAAGCAATTGTACGACAGCCTGGATACAAGTGGTCGCGCCTTAATCATGGCAAAATTTAAGGGTGGCGAAGCGAAGCGAGAAAAAGAACTTGGGGCCAGTGCTAAAAAGTTGACGTTTAGAGAGCTTGCTACGTCAGCCGAGATAATGAAAACTTCTTTTGATGCCATAGACGATCCATCCTCTTATTGGGCAAGTAAGTTTGTAGAAGGCGATATAGAAGATAAGCCTAGCTACATCACTAAAAGGTTGTTTGAAGAGGAATCGACCTACAGGGCACTGCGAGATGCGTTGTCCTTGCAGCTTGCCTCTGCCTTTAACAGGGGCAGGCCGAGCGATAAGGACTATGTGGTTGCCAAAGAACTGCTGCCCGTGATTGGAGACACGAAGGGGATCTCTGATGCCAAGTGGGAAGCACTGGCCTACCTGATAAGTATGAAGCAACAGGCAGAGACAGCTGGCTGGCGTGCAGAAGAAAATCAGGAGTTCTTAGCGCGAATTGTAAACTTTGATCGGGGCAGACCTTCTGTGGACTTCAGTGAAGCACAGCAGTTTTTCCGAGGCTTTGTTCCTGTGACTGATCAGACAGGCACTGCCGATCCAAGGCAGGGCACGAGTACGTTACGTAATGATAAATCGCTTCTAGAGTAGAGGGGCAATAAATAATGGCTCAGCCAGAGACTGCGCAGCGCAAGCCGACACACCGCACCCATCGTGAGCTAGGTGAGGAACTGATCCGCACGTTTCCTGAAACGTACCAAGGGCAGAACCCTTACCTATTAGGAAAGAAATACGAAGAGAAATACCCCGATGAGGTTTTTATTGCTGAAGGGGGTGGTCTTCTTGGCAGTGAAAGCTGGATGAGCGACTTTGCCGAAACGTCAGGTGAGGTCCTTGGTGGTATGTGGGACCTGGGCAAGGGTGTAGCAGGTGATGTTGTAGATATAGCTGCGTTGCCTGTTCGAAGGGCACGGGAGTCTGTGACAGGGGAGGACTCGCAGAACTTCCCCTTTATGCGGTCCCTGGTTGGATTAGGTCAGGGGGTGGGTGCGGACGTATTTCAGCAGTGGGCACGCGCCTTGGGTCTTGATGAAGAGACCATAGGTAAGGTTGAAGCAAGCGCTACGCCAGCAGAGCAAAGGGCAGGGCGCGACCTCATAGCGCAAATCCAAGAGTCTACCGAGTCGTACGAACGCGAAAGAAGACCC